TAACGGCGATCAATGTACTATTAAAAATAGATTAGGCGATAACCGATTGCAAGTAGTAAGGGTTGTTGATGCACTAGTCGTCGTTGATAATATTGGTAATTATAATACCGGTAAAGGTACTGTTACATTAACTGGGTTTGCACCTGAAAATTACGAAGGTGATTTTATTAAAGTTTCAGTAGTTCCAGGAAATGAAAGTACTATTAAACCTTTAAGAAATTATATTTTAGACTACGACAAAAATACTTCTACTACTACGGCTAATATTGATTATCAGAACACGGCAATTACTCTATGAAGCGGCATCGTTTAGAAGATCTCAATAGGAGAGATTTAAATTTTAATAAATCGCAAGTTAAAGATATTTTACCAGAATATTTTCTAGAAGACTATCCAAAACTAGTTGATATATTAGAAAGCTATTATGAATTCATGGATAGCGATGGTGACCAATCATTTAAAACTGAAATTAATAATATTATTACGGCTAGGGATATTAATCAAACTAGTGAAGAAAATCTAGATCAACTCATAGCAACAATTGGTAATGGATTACAATCATCGTCATTCTTCCATGAGCCTAGACTCATGGCTAAACTTTTGGCTAATTTTTATAGAGTTAAAGGAACACTTTTATCAGCAGAAACTTTCTTCAGAGCATTTTTCAATGAAGAAGCTGAAATTTTTTATCCAAAAGACGATATGTTCATTGTTAATGAATCTAAAATTGGATATGAATTTCGGAAGTTTATTCAAGATAATAGAAGATACCAGGTATTCTCGACCTTAATTAAAGTTGGTTTGTCTGTTTCTGAGTACGAAGAACTATATAAAAAGTTTGTCCATCCGGCAGGTTTTTATCTTGAAGGTGAAGTATTATTAGAAGCAGATGGTATTATTACACCTTCTGCATTTACAGGTGTAGATTCAGATGAAATAAGAAATATTCGGAATATTAATCCAGTTCTTATTTCAATTGCTTCTTTGGATACTCAGGCACCATTTGCGCTACTTACTTCATTAAGAGATTCTACAGATGGTACTCCAATAAGAATTAATGCTAGTGAGTTTATTAGTCTATACGAAACATATACTTTAGAATATTTAAGAAGTCAGTATACTTCTATTGATGAAATGATTGGACCAAATTCATTTACATTTGATGATTCTGCTACATCGCAGACAGATTCTACTGGAACATATATGCAAGGTCCTACAATTGATAATGTAATAGAAACTATGGATAACGAGATCTTTACTCGTTATTTGTCTGATTCTTCGATATAAATAAAATAGTAAAATTTTAATAGGTGTAAAATGGCACGTCAAAATATTTCTACAGGTTCTGCAGCAAATGATGGAACTGGTGATACCTTAAGATCTGCGGGTCAAAAGATTAACCAGAATTTTGCTGAACTTTATGCATTTTTGGGTGGTGGTGACAGTAGCGCATTATCAGACGGAGTTACGTTTGAGGATAGCGCCGTCGTATATGCTGGAAATACTAATAGCACTAGGCTTGTTGCAAAAGATCCTGCGGCTGATCGAGTAGTACAAATTCCGGATGTAAATGGTGTAATTACAATTAATACTGCTACACAAACTTTAACAAATAAAACACTTACAGCACCTATTGTTTCTACTCCAAAAATTACTACTTCAATTAATGATACAAACAACAATGAAGTAATTAAAATTACCCCTACAGCTTCTGCAGTTAATGAAATTACAATTATTAATGCAGCAACTGGAGATGATCCAGTTATTCAGGCTTCTGGCGAAACAAATAGAAATTTATATCTAAAAGGTAATGCAACAACTGGTGCAGTTGTTTTAGAAAGATTGGCTTTAGATATGTCTGATCAAGGTGCTAGTTCAACAGTTAACTTAACTTCTGCACATGTTTATTTTTCTTCATCAACACCGTCTACTGTTAACTTACCTGATGGAAATGTTGACGGTCAATTATTAGCAATTGTAAACAAGAAGAACTTTTCAATTGGTATTGCAGCAGTAAGTTCAAATATTTTTGGCGGAACTACTACTATTACTTTAGAAACTAATGAATCGATAATGTTAATTTGGGATGGTTCACTTTGGTATGTACTTGGTGGATACGGATACTCATTATCATAACAGGAAATAAAAAATGGCAGCTACTGTAACTGACACGTTAAAATACGATTTAGCGAAAAAATTCTTAGATGATTTGCAAAATGCAAATGACTCGAATGAGTACTATATTGGTATCGGTCGACCTATTGAGTATTCCAGTGATGATACACCTATTTCTCCAAATAGAACTAGATACGAAGAAAGAGAAGCTAGAAACAATCTATTAGCTATTAAGAAAATTTCTTCTAATTCATTTGTGATTCCAAGATATAATTGGACTTCAGGTACAGTGTATACTAGTTGGGATGATAACGTAGTTGGAATTCCATCGAATAGTTTCTATGTATTAACAGAAGATCAAGAAGTTTATATTTGTCTTCAGCAAGGTAAAACTGCTGGTGGAACATCTACACCATCAACAGTAAAACCAAGTTATTCTGCAGCTAATGTTGCACAATATGAAGCATTTGAAACTGCTGATGGTTATAGATGGAAGTTTATGTATTCGATTTCTGCAACAAGAGCCGCAGCATTCCTTACAACTTCATATATGCCAACACAACAAATTCCCTTTGATTCAAACGGACTTGATACGTTTGAATTACAACAACTAGATATTCAGAAAAGAGCGATAGGCGGAAGGATTATCGGATTCACTAAGGTGAGTGGTGGAACTGGATTTAATACTGTACCTAATGTTAATATTACTGGTAACGGTTCTGGTGCAAAAGCAACAGCAACTATTTCTGGTGGTGCAGTAGTTAAGATTGAGATGAATGACGAATCTGCTTCATTAGGATCCGGATATGATTATGCCAGCGTTACTATTAGTGGTGGCGGTGGAGTTGGAGCTAGCTTTAGACCTATTATAACACCAGAAAATGGTTTAGAATATAATGCTCCATTCTCAATGAAATCTTCAAACGTTATGATGAATACAAAACCATCTGGTACAGAAGATGGTAATTTCTTCATTGATCAAGATTTCAGACAGATTACAGTAATTAAAAATATTACAGTTGCCGATTCAGATGCTAGATACACTGCAACATCTGCAAAAGTTCCACGGTTTGTTCGCATGAATTCACCTGTAGCATTTACTGCAGATGATATTATTCGCGATAGTACGGGTGGTTCAGCTGCATTTGTTGTTGGTGTAGACAGTGATAAAGTATATTACATTCAAAATGAAAGAACTGGATTTAGATCATTTGAAAACAATATGTTTATTGAAGATAGCGATGGCGCTTTAAATGGAACAATTGATTCTGCAGGTTTATTAGCTCCTGTAAATCCTCATTCTGGCGAATTATTATACATAGAAAACAGAGCACGAGTCGTAAGGTCTACATCTCAGACAGAAGACATTAAAGTAATTATTTCGGTTTAAGGTTAAATCATGGCAAATATCCTAACCAATACCACATTTGCAACTTCATATAAAGATGATTTTGCAGACAGTGATCACTATCATCGCATCTTGTTTAATGCTGGTAGAGCTTTACAAGCTCGAGAGCTTACACAAATGCAAACAATCATTCAAAAAGAAATTGAAAGATTTGGATCACATGTTTTTAATGAAGGTGGAATTGTAAGAGCTGGTAATATTACTCTCAATACAACATATGAGTATATTAAGCTAAACGATATTTCAAAAACATATGTTAGTAATAGCCTAGTCGGATTAGTATATACTGTTAGAGATAACCCAAATATTCGAGTTAGGATTCTTGAAGTTAAAACGGCGACCGATACTGATCCCGCCACGCTTTATGTTCAATATGAAGATACGACTGGCGGTACTCCTGGAGCTGCGGCAGTTCGTGTTCCAAATAATGTATGGTTAGAATCTACACAGAACGCAATTGAATTGCGGGTAGCTGCATCAGATGCAACTGGTAAAGCAACAACAATTTCAGTTAAAGATGGTGATTTCTTTGTACAAGGACATTTTGTATTTGTAAAATCACAAACAATTTTTGTTGACAAATATAGTAATACACCTTCTTCAGATATTGGATTTAGATTAGTAGAAGACATTGTAACAGTTGACGATACTAATGATTTGTATGATAACCAAGGTGCTGTGCCAAATATTGCATCTCCTGGAGCAGATCGTCATAGAATTAGACTTACGTTAATTAAAAAATCAGATTTACGACCTACAGAAAACTTTGTATATCTTTGTCGAGTAGATCAAGGCAAGATCGTCGACGAATCTTCATATAATCAGACATATAATGTTCTACAAGATGTGATGGCAACTAGAACAAAAGAAGAATCCGGTGACTATGTTGTTAAGCCATTTATTGCTAAGTTTAATGATTTAAATGATTCGAACCTTCAATTAGCAGTAACATCTGGTGTTGCATACGTTGATGGATATAGATTAGATATTCCTGCTAGTAAAATTACTGTTCCAAAAGCACAGGAAACATTTTCATTTGCTTCACAAAATATTGTTGCGACTTATGGAAACTACGTTATTGGTAATGGTACTAATAATAAAGGTCTTCCCAATATCAACGAGTTTGAAGAAGTTACATTAAATAATGCTGCTAATTTTGCTGGTAGCGGAATTGGTACTGCTAGAGTTAGAGCTGTCGAAGAACATACTGGAAATAATTACAAGTATTATTTAATGGATATCCAGATGAATTCTGGTCAAGTACTTGGATCAGTTAGAAGCTTTGGTACGAGTACTACTGATTATACTAATATTGTTCTTGAAGGTGGTGATGCGATTCTCAGATCCGGAGAAAACAATTCTTTATTATTTCCATTACCAAAAACAAAACCTGGATCAACTGGTGTATCAATTACTGCATTAACAGTACAAAGAAGATATATTTTCCAGACAGATGCTAATGGTGATAAACAGTTATTAAGTACAGATGGGGATACTGTTGGACTTACATTTGGTCATGGCGCTGGAACATTTACGAATTCAGGTGACTGGATTGTTTCTACACTTGATGGTGCGATTACATCAGCTAATTATTCAAATCTAGGAACTACTGTTGATATTTCTGGACTCACCGGTAATACAACGTATGAGTTATTAGCGTATGTTGCAGTAGACACACCCGCTCCTTCAACTAAGCAGTTAAATCAAAATCAGATTATTACAAAGGCTTGGCCAACAGAGGCTGAATCAGATGGCAATGGTACTCGTTGGATTGATTTAGGAGTTCCTGATGTCTATCGCGTAAATGCTATTAAACGTATTGATTCTGATGGTGCAGATTTATCTACCAACTTTATCTTTGATAATGGTCAGCGTGATAACTTTTATGCTAAAGGTCGTTTGATTGAAAAAACTGGAACTAGTATTCCAAGTGGAAATGTTTATGTAAAATATGATCATTTTACTATAAACTCAAAGAAAAACTTTTTCTCGGTTAATTCGTATGATCAAGTAGTCAATTACGAAGATATCCCAACTCACACAAAAGCAAATGGTGAAGTTGTTAATCTAAGAGATGTCCTTGACTTTAGATCATACCAAAATGATAGCGCTAATTATACGCATGGCACCGGTATTCATCATCTGCCACAAAATACAGATGTAATTACTGGTTCAGTTGAATATTATATGCCTAGAAAAGATAGATTAGTTGCTAGTGTTACTAATCATAGAGATGGACGGATTGGTAAGGGTGATTTAAAAGTTATCCAAGGTGTTCCTTCACTTAATCCACAATTCCCAGAAATTCCAACTGGATCTATTCCGTTATATGATATTGAACTCAATGCATATACGGTTAATCTAAGCGACGTAAAGACATCTTTCTATGATAATAGAAGATATACAATGAAAGATATCGCAAGATTGGAAAAGCGGATTGACGATCTTACAGAACTAACAACTCTTAGTTTATTAGAAGCAAACACTTCTACGTATGATGTATTTGATTCAGATGGATTATCTAGAACAAAGGCTGGGTTCATTGCAGATGCATTTAGTAATTACAGATTTTCAAATACTACTTCATCAGAATATAGAGCAACAGTTAATACATTAAACAATACGCTTAGGCCAGAAATTCATGCTAATAATGTTAGATTGTTATGGGATTCTGCTACAAGTGTAGCTGCTAATACTGTACGTAAAGGTGACTTAGCATTACTTGCAATTGATTCTAATTTGCCATTCATTGAACAGCTTTTAGCAACTGGTA